TGCCTGGAGCCCAGGTTCCGGGCCCCAATCGGCCTGTCAGTTTCCCGACACGAAAGCGAAAGTCGGGGGCGAAGATTGGGCGAAGGCGAAAGCGAAAGTTTGGCGAAAGAACCCCCCCAGTCCGATCCCCCCGTTCCACCTCAGGGGTGTGGGGGGCTCCAAGAGGCAGCGGATCCAGCGAAGTCAAACCGACCGTCAACAAGGGGGGTGCCGGAAAGGGGAAACGATGGGGTTGACGGGGGCCCCGAGGTGGGGTAGGGTAGGGGCTGTGAGCTACGACCGCCGACTCGACGCCGCCCCGTTCCCGGTGAACAGCAACAACCTCCAAAACACCATCCGCACGGACCTCCACGTCCTCCGTCGCCTGGAGGGTCTCATCCGCAAGCACCGCTCCATGCGCCGAGCGGCGAAACTGCTCGGGGTCTCGCACCAATTCCTCTCCCTCGTGATGAAGGGGACCCGCCGCCCCGGGCCCACCATCGCGGCCTCCCTCGGCTTGGACCGGCACGTCATCTACCTCCCCAAACCCGGCCGCCGTGGGCCTGCGCCGAAATGACCGCCCTCACCCAATCCTCCAAAGCCCGGCTCGCCGGGTGGAAGAAGGAGGGGCGGGACCTCGCGTTCCGGCTCGTCAGTGACCCCGTCTACCTCCTGACCCTCCAAAAGCGGCTCCTCGCCGGGGACCTCCACCCCTCCCTGGAACGCTACCTCCTGGAGATGGCCCTCGGCAAGCCGGTGGAGCAAATCGACGTGCGGAAGGAGTCCCGGGTCCGGATTATCCACGAATACACCAACGGGCCCCTCTCCCCCGCCCCCCTGGAGGCCGAAGTCCTGCCCACCCCCGACCCCACAGAGGTGTCCCATGACCCCAAACCCGACTGACACCGACGAACGAGAGGTCCGGTTCACCTGGAACCTCCCCCAATCGCGGTTCATGCAGTGCAAATCGCGCTATGTCAACTTCGAGGGGGCGATTCGGGCCGGAAAGTCCACCCCCCTGGTCATGAAAACCATCACCCTCATGGTGGACCACCCCGGGATCAAGTGTTCCCTCTGGCGGTGGACCGGGGACGCGCTGGAAACCCAACTCATTCCCCTCTTCTGGGAACTCTGCCCCAAGGAACTCCTGGATCCCAAGAAACCCTGGGACTCCAAGCAGGAATTTGTCCGCTTCCTCAACGGCTCCCTCTGTTACCTCAGAAGTCTGCGCCCGGGGGAGGGATCCGGGCGATATATCAAGTGTTCTGGCCTCACCCTGGCCACCGTGGGCGTGGATCAGCCTGAAGAGGTCCCAGAAGACATCTTCCTCTACTTGAAAGGCCGGATGTCCCAACCCGGCTACCCCCACCAAATGCTCCTGACCCCCAACCCCCCAGGTCAGGACCACTGGATCTGCCGTGAGTTTCCCACCACCCACAATCTCCCCAACCACGAGATGATCCACACCACCACCTACGACAACCGGCACATTCTCGGGGAGGAATACATCGCCGACCTCGAACTCTCCTACCCCCCGGGCCACCCCATGCGGCACCGGATGCTGGAGGGGAAGCGCGGGCTCCAGTTGGAGGGCGAGGCGGTCTACGGGAAGATTTTCAAGCGCGACCTCCACATCGCCGAGGTGGAAGCCTACCCCGACATCGCCGTGATGGAAGCGTGGGACTTCTCGAAGAAGCACCCCGCCGTCCTCTGGTCCCAATTCACCCCCGGGGGCGGCTGGTGGCCGTTGATGGAATACCAGGGGGAGTCCATCTACCTGGAAGAACTCATCCCCATCATCCTGGCCATGCGCCAGCAGGCCTTCCCCACCCAGGACATCTGGCCCTGCTGCGACCCCTCGGGCGCGGACACCACCTCCCACGGCACCTCCCGCACCGCCGTGGAGATCCTCGGCGATCAACAAATCTTCCCCGCCTACGTGCGCGGATCCAACCAGCGGGCCAAGCGCACCTACGCCATCAACCAACTCGCCCGCTTCATGCTCCGGCTCACCGCGAGTGGTCCGGCGTTGCAAGCGCACCCGCGCTGTGGCATACTCATTGACGGGTTCCAAGCGGGCTATGTCTATCCTGAGAAGTCCGGGGGCCACAACATCCGGGTGCCGCTGAAAGATGGTTACTACGACAACCTCCAAAATTGCGCGGAGTACACCATGCTGAACTTCCTCATCCCAGGCGCGGACGACGACGTGCGTGGATTAGACGGCACGAACCACGCACCCTCTGCCCCGCCCCAACGCGACATCGATCCCATGGACCCGCCCCGCCCCCACGGCCGGGGCCTCGCAGGCTACTGACATGACCCAGACCCGAGGCATCACCCCCATCCTGTCCGCGAATGAGAAGGTCACCTTGAAGAACCAACTCGTGCCCGGCTCCTTCAACCCCTTCGCCGAATCCTCCTCCCTCAAGGCCCCCCGTCGCCGCAAGGTGGCGAAGCCGGGGATGAAGACCCGGCGGAAGAAGTCTCGGGCCCACCGTGCCAAGGGAGAACGTTGATGGCAAAACGCCGATCCCGCAAGCGTCAGGAGCCCCGCGACCCCTTCGAGATCTCCCTCTCCGAAGTGGAGTTGAAGGCCGTCGCCGATCACCTCTCCACCGAGTTGGAAGAGGCCATGCAGTCCCGGGTGGATCTCATCGGGGACAATCAGAAGATCGACAAGTGGCACATCGCCTACGAAGGCGGGAACGAAGCCATCACCCGGAACACGCCCTGGCCGGGAGCCGCGAACCTCCACTCCTGGATCGGCACCGAGAAGGTGGATGTGGTGCGGGCCCGCACGGTCAAGGCCATTTTCGTGGACCCCATCTGGGTCGTGGAAGGGTGGGGGATTTCCGAGGCCCAAGTCTCCCAGGTGGAGAAGTTCCACCAGTGGCAGGCGGAGGGCGAGCGTCTCCAAACGGTCCTCTCCAAGGTCGTCCACCTCGGCTTGGTGGAGGGCACTGGCGTGTTGGAAGTCGCCGAACGCTCCGTCCCCCGCACCATCCGGGAAGATCGCACCGTCAAGGTGATGACCAACCAGGAAGGCGCAGTGGTCCTGGATGAGAAATCCGAACCTCTCCCCATCCGGGATGAGCGCGGTCAGTTGGTGGACGCCGACCCCTCTGACCCCTCGGCCCGCCCCGTTGTGGAGTCCCGAGTCGTCCGGGTCCGCACCGGCCCCCAATACCGCGTCATCTCCCTCAAGAACTTCCTCGTCCTCCCCGGCCACGCCGCGGACCGCACCGAGGTCTGGGGCTACGCCAAACGCTTCCACCGCCGGTTGAAGGAACTCCAGGACCTCGAAACGGCCGGGGTGTACCAGAACATCGACCAACTCGGCACCGGTACCGACCGTGAGCAGACCACGGCCCTCACGCACCAGAACATGACCATTCCCCAGCAGGGCGAAGGGTCCGTCGAGAAGGAGATCTACGAACTCCTCGTCCTCATGGACCTCAAGGACGTGGGGGTCGAGCAGTGGTACGTCGTCACCCTCCACCTCAAGACCCGCACCATCCTCCGGATCCAGGTCGATGATCTCGGTCAGGCCCGCTACCTCATGTTCACCCCGTTCCCGCGCCCCCACTCCGTCTACGGCTACTCCCTCATCGGAAATAAGCTGCGGACCATCATCGCGGAACACACCGCGTGGCGGAACATGATTTCCGACCGCTCTCACCTCGTCATCAACGCTCCGCTCAAACGTCGCATCAATGCCATTTGGAAGCCCTCGATTCAGCCCTGGGGCCCCGGCGCGGTGATGGACGTGCGTGACAGCGGGGATGTCGAGGCCTTTTCGATCCCGGACGTGCCGTCATCGGCGATTCACCGAGAGGGGACGGTACTCTCCGCCAGTGAGCGGGTCAGCGGCCTAACCGACTCAGCGTCCGGGGTCCATCCCCAACAAGACCGCACCCTTGGAGAGGTCCAAACCGTGACCTCCTCCTCCCTCGTCCGGATTGACGAGATCATCCACAACCTCCAGGAACCGATGGAGGAACTCTTCGACGTCCGACATGAAATCTGGCGTCGGACCCTCCGCACCCAGGGCTCCGACTCCATCCCCACCTCCCTCCAGGCGGCCCTGGAGTCCCGTGGGGCCAAGCTCCCCGCTGAGGGGTTCGACCCGGCGATCCTCGACGGCACCTTCCGGGGCAAGCCCCACGGCTCCGTCGAATCGGCCGACCCCGGGTCGATGCGGAACAACTTCAACACCTTCCTCACCGCCATCCAGCAGATGACCCAATCGGTCCCGGCCTTCAGCGCGATGCTCTCGGATGTCGGCGTGGTGAAGGCCATCTTCACGGAAGCCATGCGGCTCTACAACTGGGAGAACAAGTCGGCCATCACTGATGCCCTCGCCAAGTTCGAGGAGATGGTTCGCAACGCGCCACCCCCGCAACCGGGGGCCCCGCAAGATCCGAACAACCCGCAAGCGCAAGCTGAACCTACCCTTCCACCCCAAGGAGGACCCGGCACCACGCCCGCAAGCTAATGCCCGACGCCGAACGACACCTCGAAATCGCTGAATCCCTCGACGCCCTCACGGCGAGCCCTGCGTGGTATCTCTACGTCCAGACCGTCCGCAAGTACTTCAACCCACTTACGTTCCAGCAGCGCATCGAGACCATCTCTGAGGAGTCCCCCGACGCCCATCTCGTGGCCTGTGCCATCGGGAAGGTCGTCGCGGCTCACGGCACGGCGGAGGAACTCCTCTCCCTCCCCGCCCGGGAAGCCGCCCACCTCCGCCGACAGGTGGCCCCTGCGGAAGAACCGGACGGAGACTGGCTATGAACATGCGCCTCCTCGACGGCCGCATCCTTATTCGCCCCACCGTCCGCCCCACCACCACGGAGTCGGGGCTCCTCCACATCCCGGAGACCCATGCGCGCCCCATCCCCAGCACCGGCACCATCGTGCTGATGTCTCACCAGAGCCCTGATGTCACGGTTGGCGACATCGTGGCCTTTTCCAACACCGTGGGCCAACTGATCACCATCCGCGACGAGGACCTCCTGCTCATTCCCGAGTCCGAGATCCTCGCCGTGTTTGAACCCTCAAACAAGGAGTAACGTCTCATGCCAGAAGACGATGCAGGAACCGAAGACCTGAAACCCGGTGACGAGGGGTATCAGGAGCCCGACGACAACGACGATGAGAACGACGACCCACCCCAAGGCGGCGACCTCAAGGCCGCCCTCCAGCAGGAACGCGGGAAGCGGAAGGCCCTCCGCAAGGAACTCTCCTCCCTGAAAGCCGATGTGGAGAAGATGAAACCCCTCGCGGAGGAATACACCAACCTCCTCCCCTACCTCCCGCAGATCCTCGCGCAGAAGAAGGAGAACGACCAAGCGGGTACCCGGGCCACCGCCACCGTCGAGGAGGCCGCCCGCGTGGCGGAACTCTCGGAGTTCGCCCAGATTGGGGGCTACCTCTACGAGGACGGATCCCCCAACCTCGACCAAGCCGCCCGGGTCCTCGCCTTCATGGACAAGCGCACGGACGGCCGAGTCACCTCCACCACCGCAGGCACCCGCGCCTCCGCCGCCGCCTCCCGGGCCCAGCAGATCAAGGAGAAGGCCTACGAGGCGAAGGATAAGGACGGGAACCTTTACGCCACCCGGAAATACATCGATCAGGTCTTCGACGGCATGGACCCAGAGCAACTAGTCCAAGGGGACAACGCCGTCTCCGCCCTGGTCATGGCTCGCGGGCTCGGCGGACACGGCGGCAAGTGGTCTGGGGCCACCCCCGGCGGCGGCGAGGAAGTGGACGCCGATGGCGCACCGCTCCATGTCGAAACCCCCGGTGGGCGGCCTGCCTCCCGGTCGGGAGACAAAACCCCTTTGACCGCTTTCGAGAAGCAGGTGGCCCGCAGCAAGGGCCTCACCGATAAGCAGTACATGCAATTGCGCGATCAGACGGGCCAACCGTTTGATGGCGACACTGTGGAGATGTAAGGAGACCCCATGCCTACGAAAAAGCAAGCTGCCAAAGCGAAGATCCTTCCCGAGCCCTCCACGGTTTCGGACCTGAAGGCCTCCGCTGAGTTCAACCCCGACATCGACCCCGATGTGGTCGCCATCTGGGAACGCCGGTTCATCGAGCCGGGCCCCGAACCGTCCATGCCGATCCCCCTCAAGGATCCCTCCTGGACGGTCCGCTGGATCAACACCCAGGTGGAGGGCCGGTTCCACCGGGCCACCGCCTCACAGGGCTGGGTCCCCCTCCGCGCAGAGGACCTCCAAGGCGTGGCCGGAAACCTCGGCTTCGTCGTCAACAAGGAGGGCTTCGTCTGCCGGGGCGAACGCCAGCGGGAAGTCGCCATGAAGATGCCGACCAAGGTCTTCAAGACCATCCAACGCCGCAAGGTGGAGGAGAACCTGAAGACCCGCCGGAAAATCAAGGATGACATGGCCCAGAGTGCCGCTACGGAGTTCGAGTCCTCGCAGGCCGGGGACGTGGTCTCCGGATTCAAGGGCACGATCAAGGAGGGCAAGGAGACCATCGCCCTCGACGCCGAGGGTGGGGCTTGACAACGCCCCCTGCTCTGCGCTAAGCTCCTGAGCATGGGTACGCGGGGTACCCAGAAGCCGCCCATACCGCGGCACCCCGTCCCAGTTCTCGGTTCCTGCCTGAACCGCTTTCCAGGCCCTGGTCGTCACGGGACGCCAGCCCCCCTGCATCTTTTCCCGAACAATTCAACACGAGGTACAACACTGTGGCGACCATTTCAGTCGGCTCCGGAAACTACATGCGGCCCTACCGCAATGTCCGTCTCCGCAGCTTCAAGGAAGGCGCATCGCAGACGTTCGTCGTGGGTGATGTTTTGGCTCTCTCGACCACCGCCAACGAGGGCGACGAGGTCAAGGTAGCCGGGGCAGACCCCTCGGTGATCGTGGGTGTGGCGGCCGAAGCGGCCAGCGGCACTCAGGGTACCAAGATCTCCGTGTGGCTGGCGACAGCCGACGCCGAGTTCATGGCCCACTGCGAGGATGCGGCAGCGATTGACGACGACGATCTCGGCAATGGCTTCGGCATCGTGAAGGACTCCACGAACGTCATCTGGCGCGTGGATCGCTCGGATACCACCAACAAGTGCGTCACCGTGACGGAACTGCTTGACACGCATGGCGATGTGAACGGCCGACTGGTCTTCACGTTCCAGGCCGCCGAGCGGGTCCCGTACACGGACGCCTCATAAGGGAGACTGACCAATGGCACAAGTACGTGGAACGTTTCCTGGATTGTACGACAACGTCGATAAGGCGGTGGAGGTCATCCTCCGCAGTTCGCTGAAGGAACTCCAGCCCATTTTCCCGGAGTACTTCAACATGCGAACGTCCGACCGCAAGTTCGAGCGTGTCATCACCGTGACGCCCTTCGGGGACGTGCCGGAGAAGGGAGAGGGAGAAATCTACGCCCTCGACCTGATCAAGCCCGCCCACTCGAAGGACTTCACGCATCTGGAGTTCGGGCTCGGCTTCGAGCATACCGAGACCTCTGCTGAGGACGATTCCTTCGAGCAGATTTCCCGGGCTGCGACGTGGCTGGCGTTCAGCGCCAGGTATGTCCAGGAGAAGTACGCCGCCGATGTCCTAAACAACGGCTTCGGCTCGGAAACCACCCCGGATGGACAGCCGCTGTTCGATGCCGCACATGTCCTTGCCGGTGGCGGGACGGCCAAGAACGAACTGACGAACGCGGCCGACCTGTCCATCGACTCTCTGTCGGATGCCCTTCGGGACATGCAGACGGAGACCAAGATCGAGTCAGGACAGTTGGTTGCGCCCATCACCGGTCTGGTGTTGGTCGTACCGCCTGCCGTCGAGTTCTTGGCGCACCGCGTTGTCAACTCGACCGGCCTGCCCGGTTCGGCGGACAACGACACCAACCCGGTGAAAGCCCTTCGCAACATCAAGATCGTGGTCAATCCGCGACTCTCGGACACGGATGCGTGGTTCTTGCTGTCGGCCTCCAAGGCGATGCACGGCCTCACGTCCTACGTTCGGGTGCCGGTGAAGCCTGTCGCTCCGGCGACGGACCCCTTCACGGGCAATCGGATTGTCAAGGTCCGGTTCCGCCAGTCGTGGGGAGCCTGGATGTGGCAGGGAACTTTCGCGTCACCGGGAGCTTAAGGGAGGATCGACATGGGAGCAACACACTTCGGTCAGGTCTTCTCGGCGGGCGTCCCGGTGGTGGGGGGTGGGAATCTGCCCATCCCTCTCCTGGGCGGGAAGTATCTGTTCGTCTCTTCGACCACCGGCAGCGATGGCAATTCGGGGCTGGATGTCGATCATCCGCTCGCCCTGATTGACACCGCCGTCGGGAAGTGTACGGACAGCAAGGGTGACGTCATCGTCGTGCTGCCCTACCACCGAGAGACCATCAGTGCCGCCGCTGGCATTGACCTCGACGTGATCGGGATCACCGTCGTCGGCGTGGGTCAGGGGGCAGCGCGTCCCTTGGTCACCTTCGACACGGCCATCACGGCGGACATGGATGTCGGCGCGGCCGACGTCACCGTCATCAACATCGGGTTCTCGGCGAACTTCGCGGACATCACCGCGGCGATAGACGTGAACGCGGTGAACTTCACCATGATTGGCTGCCACTTCGCTGAAACGGCAGTGGACATGAACGCGCTGATTTGGATCCAGGATGCCGCTGCGGCCGCCTCGGACCGGATCAGCATCCTCGGGTGCTACGCCAATGTGTTGGATGCGGCGAACACGCATTTCATCAACTTCGCAGGCACCGGGGACGGTCACCGCGTCGAGGGCAATCGCCTTCTGGGCAACTGGGGCACGATGGCCATTGGAGGGGCGGGCGTCGTCACGTTCGCTACCTGCTTGGACAACGTGGTCTACAACGTGGCCAGTGACAGCGATTCCTGCATCAACTTCGCCTCTACCGCGACGGGGATGTGCATGCGGAATCTGTGCGGTGGGGCCGCGGCTCAGGCCAATGGCATCACCGCCACCGCGATGGCGGTCGCCGAGAACTACTACGGGGTCATCTCCGAAGACCTCTCGGCCATCCTCGAACCGGTCGCCACGTAATACCGAGGGGGGCCTTCGGGCCCCTCACATTTTCTCTCCTGGAGGGCGCATGCCCCTGGAACTGCATCAGAAGATGCTCGATGCCCAGGCCACCGACGAAGTGACGGTGGCCAAATCGCTCGTGGCGGTCCGGGCCGACAACATCACCAGCACCGTGGCCTTCGGCGATGGCACCTCTGCTGGGGTGGTCAAAGTCGAGGTGGCGTCCCACGAGGACGGGCCCTGGCTCTCCGTCAAGACCTTCACCTGGGCCGCGGAGAACACGCTCCAAACGGACACGGACGTCGGGGTGCATCAGCACATCCGGCATCGGATTTCTACGGCGATTGCTGGAGGGACGGCCACGTCCTGGATCTCAGCCTAAGGAGGCCCCATGGCAGTGTTTTCCGACCTCTACGGGGAACTCCTCGACATCGAACTGGGCACGGCCGACCGCACCCAGCGGTTCACCACCGCCCGGCGCAAGGCCGCGATCAACCGTGGGGTCCAGCACTTCATCCGGCTCACCTCCTGCTTCGTCATCGAACACTCTGAAGCCCTCGTGGATGAGCAGCAGGAGTACGATCTCGGAGCGGTCATCACCTCGGACAAGTTCTTCAAACTCGCGGACCAGCAACCCTACATCAAACAGACCACCTCGGGCGGCGTGGTGACCTACATTGACGGGGACAACTTCGTCCGTCGCTCGGTCAACTGGTTGGACCGCCACGAACCCGGCTGGCGCAATGCCTCCTCGGGCACTCCCCAATACTGGTACGTCAGAGAGACCGCCGAGAACGTCTATTTCGGCCTCTACCCCAAGCCCAACGAGCCCTCCGGGGATACGCACCTGCTCCAGATCCCCTACGTGGCCTACCCTGCGGACATGACGGCGGACGGGTCCATCCCCTTCGCCACCACCGAGGGCGGGGCCGCCAAGGACTACCTCCGGGCCTACCACCAGGCCTTGGTCCATTACGCCGCTGCGGAGTTGGAGAAGCTGCGGAAGAACTACCAGGTGGCGGGGGCCCAGTTCGAGGCCTTCATCGCCTACACCGAGGACTACCTCGCCTCCCGCCGCCCCACCGGTGGAGACCAGGTGTCCTTCTCCCACAGCTACCTTGGCCGGGCCGACAACGCCTTCGGCATGGCGCGGGCCCCGGATTGGAGGCGGTGATGCGACAGATTCGCTTCCTCTTCACCTGCGGGCATGAGCAAGAGGCCACCGGCAGCGAGACCGAGCGCCCCCTCTGTGCGGCCTGCGGAGCCTCGATGGACCGGGTCCTCGCGCCCAAGCCCGCCATCCGTGGGGCCTGTGAGTCCCCCTTGAAGAGAGGAGAAGCCTGATGCCAGCCCCTCTCGGTCTCTCGTTCCTCGAATCGGATCCCAACCCGGGGGGCCTCGGCCGCCGGAAGCGTCCCGTGGCGGGAGCCCTGGTCGATGTCATCAACCTGAACCTCCCCTCGGTGTTGGGGCAGAACGCCTTGGCCCCTTCTAACCTGCTGAGTAGCACGGGCGGATCCGGCCCCACCGGCCTCTCCCCCGTCTCCCCAGTGGGGCGTGACACCGCGCCACCCCCCGTGGCCTCCCCCATGTCTGCCCTGACCCGAGCCGTGGTCCAGAACGCGGTGGCCAGTCTCCAGCGTCCCGCGCCCGCGGGGAGTCAAATCACGTTCCCGCAGGCGGTGCGCCCCACCCCACAACCCCCGGCTCCCGCAGTCCCCGCCCCGGCCCCGGCCGCCCAGCCTCTGGCGGCCCCCATCTCGCCCCCCACCCCGGCCCCTGCCGCTCGGACCCGCCGCTCCTCCGTCCGGACGGAGGAGCCCCCGCGCCGTCGCACTCCGCCGCCCTTGCCCCGGACCACCCGGGCGGTGCAACCCCCCGCCCCGGCGCTGCGGAACATCATCAACTACCTCCAGAAACAGCGCATGGGAGAGATGGACGGATTCCTGTAACCCATGCCGAGAGCTATCCGCGCCCCCGCGTCAGGGTCCTTCCCCGTCGGTCAAGTCGTCCTCGTGGATGACCTGTCGGGTGGGGTGCGCCTCGGCAAGGCGAAGACGCAACTCCAAGCCGACCAGTCCGTCCTCCTGCAGAACTTCTCGCTGGAAGAATCAGGGAACCTGCGCCTGGTCGAGGGCTACACGAAACTCTCCACCTCCTCCCTGGGAGCCCGACGCTGCCAAGGCGGCCAGCGGATCTACCAGCGGTCCAATACCTTCTCCCTCGTGGGGGACAATGGGAACGTCTACACCCCCACTGACGGTGGGGTCTGGGGGTCCGCCGATGTCACCAGCCTCCACACCACCAACGAGATGCACTTCCCCTACGACCGCAACATCGCGGCGGTCTTCGATGGATCCAACGTGCCCCAGATCACCACCGACGGCACGACGTGGTATCCCATGGGGATTGTGGCCCCCTCCGTGGTGCCCTCCCTCGCGGCCTCTTCCGGGGGCACCCTCCTCAACGCCAACGACTACGAGGTGTCCTACACCTACAAGTCCACGGACACGGATTACGGGGTGGAGTCCGACGATTCCGGCACGGCCGAGATCACCATCTCGAACCCCAACAACACCGTGGCCGTGACCTGCACCTTCTCCGCCGATGCCAAGGTCGATACCGTCGTGGTCTACGCCCGCAACACCACTACCGGCCAATCAGTCCGCCGCCGGGTGGGCACCGGCGTCAACCCCGGCTCCGGCACCGTGGTCATCTCCTTCTCCACCGAACCCCTCGCCACCGCCTCCGAGGTCCCGATTGACAACGGACAGCCCCTCGCCTTCAAGATCGCCGTGGCCTGGAAGAATCGGTGGTGGGCCTTCCACCCCACGCTCCCCAACCGCCTCCACTTCTCCGAGGTCTTCGAGCCCCAGATCTGGCCCGCCGACTTCTTCATCGACCTCCCGCTGCACAAGGGCGACACCCTCACCGCCGAGGCCCCCATCGGGGACATCCTGACCCTCTTCGGGGAGTCCGGGATCTTCCTCGTGATCGGCCAAACCTCCCTCGACTTCGAGGTCCGTCCCGCCCTCTCTGTCCAGGGGGGAGCCCTCGGCTCCCGGGCCGTCCAGGTGGTGGAAGGCAGCGTGGTCCACGCCGACGCCACCGGGGTCAACATCTTCGACGGCGCGACCGACCGCTTCCTCTCCCTCGACATCGAGACCGGCTGGCGGGACATGATCAAGAACGCGGACCAGGCCGACCTGGGCCTCGTGGACGTCACCTACAACACCCGGCTCAAGCAGGTCCAGGTGGCCGTCCCCCGCCTCTACCCCACCGGGGTGGCCGGGGAGTGGGTCCTCGATCTCAACCGCTCCCGGGAACTGGAACGGGATGCTTGGTTCTCGACCACCCGCGCCATCGGGGGCTACATCTACTGGGACGGCAACGAGCCCACCACCGGCAACACCCACCGGCTGTTCTCCTGGAATACCACCACGGCGGAACTCTACGAGGAACGTACGGGCACGGACGCCGACGGGGCCAACCTCACGGCCATCTACGCCTCCCCCGCTTTCTCCACCCAACTCCGGGAGGCGGTGTTCCCCGAGGCCTTTGTTGAATTTGAGCCCAATAGTGGTACACTCACAGTGACCCCCTTTGTGGATGGGGTCAGCCAGGGGTCCCAAACGGTCAACATCGGCACCGGTCTCAGCCTCTACGGCACCGGTGTTTACGGCACCGCGACCTACGGATCGTCCGCCCGCCAAACCCAACCCCTGGTCTTGCCCCTGTCCGCCGAGGGCAAGAACTTCTCTATTCGGATTCAGTACGATGGCCAGGCCCGGTACCGCCACTTCGGCTTCGGCTTCGTGCCCATCGCTGAACCCGCCATGCGAGGCATCTAATGGCTAATTTTCCTTCGTCAGTCAAGTCCTTCACCACGCGGTTGACGGACGACACCATTGCCGCGTCCAACATGAACGATGTGCAGGACGAGATTAACGCCATCGAGGATGAGTTCCTGAATGGCATCACCGTGGACATCGCGTTCGATGACTCCAAGGCCCTGGTCTTCGGCACCGGGCTCGATGCCCACATCGAATACGACGGCACCGACCTCATCATCTCTCCCGCCGCGGTGGGCGCTGGGGATGTGGTCATCTCCGGGGGCCGCCTGGAAGTGGACGACAACGAGGGCGTGGCCTTCGGCACGGGCAAGGATGCCCTCATCTCCTACGACGGGACGGACCTCGTCGTGGACCCCGCCATCGTCGGCACCGGCCGCTTCTACCTTGATGGCCAGAACGGGGCTACCGCCCTGGAACTGGCCTCCGGCGCTTCCGCCATGGAACTCCGCATCCGGGAACCGTCGGGTGGAGGGGTCAGTTACACCGGGTTCAAAGCCCCGGCCCTGGCCGGGAATGTGGTCTACACCCTACCCACCGCGGATGGATCAGCCAGCCAGTCCCTGCAGACGGATGGTTCGGCGGGGTTGTCGTGGGGAGCCGGAGGCGCGACGGCGAACTATACGGCCACGCTTGCCGATGTGGTCAGTAGCACCTCCGAAACTGAAGTTCTCAAATTCACCGTGCCTGGAAACGCTTGGGCTGATGGGGAAGTCATCATCATCCGTTACGTCGCCCTCGACAAAAATAACCGTGGGTCTACAGGCACCACGACGTTCAAGATCAACTGTGGGGCCGGATCGCAGATCACGCTTGCCGCGCAGGGCTACGGTGACAGCGCCACCGAATTTACACGTCCCTACGAGATCCACTTGTATCGACGTGGGGGGACTGTCGAAGTGGCTGCCGGTAATGATGCCGGCGGATCTCGTGTAAACACGATGGCGACGTTCGTAACCAACCCCGCGTCCGCGGGCGAGAGCGGGAGATTTGTTGGGAACAGCACCCCAACCAATTTCACATCGGACTTTGATGTGTCGCTCAAGGTGACCCTCTCGAATAATCACGCAACCTATTACCACAAACCAAACGGCGCGTCAGTCATCAAATTCTCGGGGAATACTTAAATGGAACATAGATGGGCAGTTACCACCGCCACCGGAGAGTTCGTCTACGGCCACGTAGAGCCGACTGATGTTGTGCCGGGGCTGTCCCCTGGACAAGAGCGTGTCGTGCTGTTGCGTCAGCCTGAGCCGGGGGTCGAGAAGTATAGCGGGAATCCGGCAGATCCGTTCACACCCAAGACTTCGGCCGAGAAGGCTGCCTACATCGACACCAAACGGAACGAAGTTATCGACGGTCTGTTGAACGACGTGACCTTTCGGGTGCTGGGCAAGTGGATTGCCCGACTCCACGGCCTCAGCGTAGCCCAGGCCAAGCAACAGTTGCGGCCTATTGTGAAGGCCATCATGATTGCCGATGCGACACCCCCAACCCCGGATCCGTAACGCCCAGGAGGTTCGACGTTCATGTCAGACGCGCCCGCACCGCGGCCCATCACCACCGCGAACCAGGAGTACCAGTCCCAACTGGCCAAGGCCAAGGGGAATGTCGTCCTGGCCCAAGAAGCCCTTGACCGAGCTACCACCCAACTCCACCGGGTCGAGGGAGCCATCGCGGCGACCCAAGCCCTGATAACGGAGGAGGATCCCCCTGGCTAACATCCCCTACATCGAATCCCTGATGGCAGGACTCAACCGGGACATCCGGTGGGTCTTCAAGGGCATCTTCGAGTACCTCCTGTCCAATCTGCGATTCGGCCGGTTGGTCGATGGTGACCGGGCGGAGAACCACCAGTTGTACTACTACACGGCCACCACGGACTCGGCCGGTGGGGAGTTCACCATCCAGCACAAGCTGGGCGTGGCACCGTATATGTTGCTGCCGGTATTGAACTTACAGGCCGAAGGGGATAAGCTGGTCCCACTAGAGGTGTCCCAAGTGGCGGACGCCAAACGCATCTACCTCAAGTCCACGGTGAATGATGCGGAAATCACGATTGCCGTGGAAGGATAACTCCCATGCCTGCCCCCCTTACCGCCCTCGCGTTCCCCGGATTCAAGTCAGCCGTAGGGGCAGGGTTGGGGTCAGCCATTCCCTACCTCCTCGGGGGCCTCTTCGGCGGCGGGGATGACAAGGAGGGCCTCAGCGAGGAAGAGAAGGAACTCCTCCGCCTGCGGGCCCAGTTCGGCCGTCTCCTCCTCCAACGCCAGCGCAGCCTCAACCCCCTGTTCAACCAAGTTAGTCGGGGCATCCGAGGGATTCAGTCCTCCTTCGTGCAGCACCAACCCAACACCTCCATGGATCTGCCGGGCGTTGATCCTCGGGACGCTACACAGCAACAGATCCAGCGCAGCGCATTCGGGGATCCCGACAGCTTGCCCCGGGGGTTCTAAACATGCCCAGCATTGAAATTCTCGACCACCTCGATGACGGCCAAGACCCGGAGACTTTCTTCGGGGAGACTCAGCACCCCTTCGGGCCCAGATTTGAGGGGGTCAAACCCAACCGTCCACGTTCGTTGCCGTTGCCTGGGGCCTGCCCTGAAGGGCAGCATCGGAACAACCTTGGCGTCTGTGTGGCTGATGTCAGACAGACGCAGGACTGCCCGGCGGGCCAAGTCCGGAACTCAGCGGGCGTCTGTGTGGCGGAGTCCGTGGATCCCGGGGGCTGCCCCACCGGCTTCCACCTCTCCGAGTCGGGGTCCCACTGTGTGAGGGACGGGGAAGGCTCCGTCGCTCCGACCAACGTCTTCTTCGATGACCCCATCAACCGCTGGTTCTCGGACCTCGGGCAGCGGGAAGTGAGTCGGTTGCAGACCCCCCTCGTCACGCCGAAGATCGATTCGTCTATGACACAGTTGCAGGACCTCGTCAACGAACTCCGGGGTCCCCTGAACGTCCCCGGCCTCGATGAGGCCCAAGCGTCCCTGGCTCAGGCCATCAAGAGGGCGCGGGCCCTGGAAGTCCCGACCGCGTTGACCACGGCCGAGCAGCACCTGACCTCGCTGTTGGACCAAGGCAACCCGGACCTCGACGCCTTCCGTGAGTTCGTCATGGGCACCCGGTTGGCTGAACTCCGGGGCGACCCCTTCTCCCAGCAGGAACTTGCCACCCGTGAGGTCGGCATGTTCGACCAGTTCGAGCGAGAGCGCCAGCAGGAGCGCCGGTTCCTCAAGGAGGAGTTGGCCGGGATGGGGCATGACCCCAGTTCGGGCCTCGTCTCCCGCCGCCTGGAGGACCTGGACCGCCGGTACCAGACGGACCGGTCCCGCATGAAGACGCAATTGTTCCTGGAGGAAGCCGCCCTCAGACGGGAGCGGGAGTCCGAAGCCGACCAACTCTTCGTGACCCTGACAGAGCTTGGCTTCTCGGAACAGGAAGCCCAAATCATGATTGCCAACAGCCTCGCGCAGGTGGGCACATCAATTAGTGGCTTCCAGCTTGGGAAGCAGGGCGCGATCACTGACGCGAGCGGTGCGGCCGGACAACTGGCCCTGGGCCGTGGCAACTTGCGGGCGACGCGAGACCTGGGTGCCGCGAACGCGCTGTCTGAGTACTCCGACCTGGCGCGATCCCTCCTCGACTTCCGAGAGGACCGGCGGCAGCGGTCGATCAGCAACGCCGCTCTGCTTCCCGCTTTGCAGAACGAGAACCTCACCCTCGCCCTCAATCTGTTCGGGGGCGGGCAGAGCCCCTTCTAAGGAGACCGCATGGCCCAGGACGCACGAATCGGACCGCAGTTCCCGCCCATGCCCCTCCATGAACTGCTCATGGAGATGGAGGCGAATCGGCGCATGCCTGGGGCTCCTGACCTCTCAGAGGGGCAGGCCATCCCCCCGGAACTCCTGGAACTGCTCCAGTTGGTCCAGCAACTCCAAAGGGAAGGCATCACGGACGTGGACAGTGCCTCGGGGCGGCCCATGGCCAAACCCGGCACCATCGGCCCCGCCTTCAATGACCCCCTGAACCCCCTCAGCTTGCCCGCAGGGCCTTCTGGCCCCTTGGGTGGTGGGCTGGGCGGCGGCCCCTCAGAGGCTTCAACCGCGCTGCCTACCCCTGAGTCCGGAGACCGGCTGTCTCGGGGCGTGGTGGGCCTGGCAGACATGCTCCGGAGTGCCCGTGGGAGCCGGGCGGGCATGCAAGACCCCCTGAACGTCCCCGGCCAAGG